GTAATATGATTAACAGAGTAATACTAGTAGGTAGATTGGGTACAGATCCAGAGATCAAAGCTACCAGCAAGGGTGATGAGTTTGCTAACTTTAGCCTGGCAACTTCAAAGAAGATCAAGACCAAAGATGGTACGTGGCAAGAGAAAACTACTTGGCACAAGGTTACTACCTTTGATCCTAATCTAACACAGACTATCAAGAACTATGTGAAGAAAGGTACAATGTTATATCTCGAAGGTGAGATAGATGTATCTGACTACACAGATAGTAATGGTAACAAGCGTTATAATACTTCTATCATTATCCCTAGAATGGGTATCATGAAGATGGTAAGTACCAAAGGTGAAGCTAAACAGCAGTCATCTGACGACTTACCAGATGACGATATCCCTAGTGATATACCATTTTAGTTTTAAAAGTTTCCCCCTCGTTATGTAAGGTAAAACCTTCGCCTAGCTAGGCTGTTGGGGAATACAGGGTGCTAGTACAAACTATAGTTAAGAAGAAAGGACATATTGTTTGTGTATATCTCCTAGTATTAGCACCCTACAAATGATAGAAAGAGTTAATGACAATGATTGTTAAAGGAGAACTAGACGAATTGGTAGACACACTCAATGATTACAGTGTCTATCTCAAGCAGTTCGGTTATGATACCGATACTATTTTTGCAGCATATGCCATCATGGCAGCTTCGCTATCAGGCAAAAAGATCAAGAAGAACGCTTCCTCAGATGCTATTAAAGAACGTATGAAAGAACTTAGTGTCGTTCAGACACGTACTTCTGGTACAGTTCATTAGCATATTCCACAGCATCAAAACTATGATGTTCCCAAAACCTGTGTTCTGGTTTATACTTACCCCATGTCAGATCCGAATGGTGTTCAAAACACAATGGTACTACAAGCTGATTAGATCTTTGATGTTGAACCTGGCTACCACGTAGATGATGAACATTCATTGGTGAATTAGACATACAACCTGGAACACAACATCCTTCTTGGATGATCTTCTTAAAATATTTTTTATCTTTAGACGTATACTTTGCCATCCCATGAACCATCCTTCCTCAATAACATTGGAACTATGGATGGTACACCATTAGTGATGACACCACAAGATAAGATTGGCTTTGCCATGTTTACTTTCATGTAAGCCATAGCCATAGACTTCTTATCAACTAAACAACCAACAGACATACCCCAGTTTAAATGGAAGTCATTACCAACATACTCTATGTTTGACTGAGTATGATAGTGTCCTTGAACTACCGAAGCAGACATCATCTGTACTGCCTTCACAATGTTCTTAGATACTTGATGTGCAAAGTAAACTCTACCCATAGCAGTTTCTTCCCAGTGTGATTCTTTCCACTGCCAACCATGACCTACATCTAGTATCTCATTGTAGTCTTTCAAAAAGAACTTAGACATACCCTTTGCCATAGCACGTCTTAGGACCATAGAACCATGATTAGATTCTAGTATAGTCATGACAGGGAACATAGCTTCTAGCTTCTTCATGTGATATCTACCGATCTCTAGTTCATCAGCAGGTGATGGTAAATCTGGATTGATTACGTGAGAAACATTAATTGAGTGCCAATCCATTTCGTCTCCGATATGAATGACATTCGTAGGATTATACTTAGCAGCCAAAGACTCCAAGAACCTATAACTATCAGGATGATGATAAGGCACATGAAGGTCAGAGATGACCAAAATTCTATCGTTTTTTCCTGTTTTAAGAGCCGTAGAAGGGGTACTTTCACCTTTCCTAGGTCTACCCCTACCCCTTTTTATTGGTATTAAATTTGTCTGCGACTTTCTCTGCTGATCTTCCAACTGTATAACCTCCTATCCCCACTAGGATAATGTTAAGTAGGGAGTTCTGTACAGACTCTGGAATGTTTGGTGCAGTAAACCCAAACCAATGAGCTACCATTAAACCAGCAAAGACCAACATCATAATTGGTCGCCAGTTTCTTTGTAAGAATCCTCCCTGTGCTTCTATTTGTATTGTTTTCGCAGCACCTTCTAGCTCTGCTAGTTCTCCTGCGATAATCTTTTCTTGTACTTTTGCTTTAAGTTTGTCAGCCTCTCCCTTATTATCGACAACTTTATCAATAGTTTTAAAGACTGCTCCAGCGACAGGTCCGAGTAAGTTAAGCATTTGAGTTCTCCATTATTGATGCTAGAGATTTTGCCCTGTTGGGTGTTTGATTTGCCCACCTGCTGTTCAACATTTCTGCTGCACATTCCGAATACCTTTGTTCTTTAAGGTTAGATAAAGCGTTCTTAAATTTAGATACACCACCTTCACCCATTTGGAACACCATCTCAATAATAACTTCCCTAGCTGTGTTATTAATATCATAGCCATCAAGAATCCTCTCAGCGCCATTAACTGCATTTTGAAAATCACTCTCGAATAGAGCATCCCATCCATCTCTGTCTGTCGGTATATCTTCACCAGGTATGATCTTATGTCCATACCCACCAGTTTCAAATCCCAGTGTATCTTTGTAAACAGTTTCACAATATCCTTCATGCTCTTTAATCCTCTCTTTTAAATCAGTATACATTATAATCTTTTGTCGTACAAAATCCTGTAATAAACAAATCCTTTTCTTCTCTCAAAGTATATTTAAAATTATCCACATATGCAAGACACTGTGGAACTGTATCGAACTGTTGTGATAGGGGTTCTGCTATACATACTTCCTCCAAAGGAGTATATATTGACTGCAAACAAGCAATCAGAATTAGGTATACCTTCATACCTAATATACTATAGAGATAATTATACCGAGTAAATTAGAGAATACTAAGAAGCCAACGCTCCAGAGTACTCTCTTAATCATGTTCATATCTTTTTCAATATGATATAAGTGGTTGTTTTGAATTGTGTTTAGGCGTTCAGAAATAACAGCTACCTGCTTATCAAGGTTTGCTAGTTTTTCTGTATCTAAGGTCATGGTTTCTTCTGATATTTCAGTTCCATTAATTCTTTTCTTTTCTGTGTTAATTCTTCACATTTAGCTTCGTATTTGTCAAGCAACATATGATAGTTAATCTTCATTTCTTTATATTCTTTTGCAATAGTGTGAGCTTCAGCGGCTGTCATATCTTTCCCTTTCTGTAAATTAGTGTGTAAAGGGTTTATATTATTCTGACCAGGATTCAACATCAAGATGTCTTTTGTATTGACTTTATAAATTCTTTTCCTTGGATAACTTGGATCTCTGCTTCAACTTCAGCACAAGTAATTTGTACAGAATCTGACATATTTCTTAACATTTCTCTTTTGGCTTTAAGACAGTCGTGAACTGTAGGCATAACAGTATGTTCAATTAATACTCCTTGACTAAATAGTAGTAATGCTATGACTGTTTTAATGACCATTGTTTCTAATTTTATCCTTTAAAGCCTCTATATCTGATAAGGCTTTTTCCATATCTGTTTGTAATCTCATAATGTTTACTTTGTTATGTGCCATGTTTTCTAAATCTTCTACCACACCTTCTACTTGACCAGAGATAAATTCTAATAACATAAACTGTTCCTGATCTACTGGTGTTTGATCTGCTGCCTTAACTAGATCAGCTTCAAATAACGTCTGTCTAGTTTCAATGGTATTTAATCTTTCAATAATACCAAAGTATGCCCAGACAGCAGTTGCTGTTGCTCCAATAAGACCTAATAGATTCTTTATAGGTAAACCTATTTCTGTCTTATCAGATAGACTGGGCATTAGCTTTTAGGATTAGCTGTTTTCACACCCTGTATTCTGGTTCTCCAAGCGTCAATGTCGTGATAGATTTCATCTAATTGATCGCCTATATTACCATATGCAGCTCTACGAGTTGCATCTACAGTGGCATTAGATTCAGCAGTTGTTGCTGCTGCATCATAACTAGCTAAGTCGCTATCAGATGGTTTCGCTACACCAGAGATATTCCACTCTTTAATGTATGCACCTTGACCATCATCTTGTAAAAGAACATCAGTTGTAAAGTCCACCTCGTTTACTGAGTTAGCCTTTAGATACTCTTTTATTTTTGTACTTAGTTGTGCCATTTGTTTTCTCCTTTTTAAATTAGTTTATATCCTAAAAAATATTCTTCTCTAGAATCCGTACCTACTGTTGTACCACTTGATTGGTCAGACTTACCATATACTTCAATATAATCTCCAGCAGAACAATCTAAAATAACTATAGTATTTGTAGATGCATAATAGGTGATATTGGCAGAGTTTCCTGTAACCCAACTGCCATTTAAATAAATTCTTGTATGTAACCTTAAATCGCTGGTTGAACCAGATTTTAAAGAAGCTGAAAATAAATATTTACCACCTTTGCCAGTAGGGATTACAAATTTTGAATTTGTTGCATCCCACCCAGAGTCAGTATCAAAATCTGCTGTATCCCAAGCTGTAATTTTTACTGTAGTTCCATTAGCTATACTTTGACCACTTCCCCCATTTCTTACTAAAAAAGAAGGAGTATTAGCAACAGCAACAGCACTAGGCAAAGCTGTTATCGAAGTAATTGAATTATTATTTAAACGAGTTATTGCCATGTTATGCTCCTATTAACCTCATTCCACCCCAACCATAGGATTTATCAATAAAATAAAAAGAACCTCCATTATCAGTAGTTCCATATCCATATAATTCAATGTAATCACCATCAGAAATATCTACTACAAATGTTCCAGAAATAGGAACCATTAATAAACTTCCATCGTTTACATCAACACCATTACCATTGTCCGTTCCTGTAATTGTTGAACCATTCTTTTTCAAATAAGCTAAAGCATTAGTTATTGTGTTTCCGTTATAATGAATAAATAAGTTCCACCAAAATAAATAAGTACCTCCTTTACCGCTTGGACAAGTCCAACGATAATTTGTTGTATTGTCATAAGCTGAGTCTGTATCTTTAACAACTACATTACTTTGAAATTTTGTATGAACATTATGAGAAACTGTTTGATGTCCGTTTAAATAAGTATGAAACATTGGAGTATTCTTAGCTCCATTTGCACTCATTGTTACATTACCACTACCATCAGATGAGAATAGAGCATTTCCGTTTGCGTCTTGAAATGTATTTACTTTTATAATTGAACTCATGTTATGCTCCTATAATCCTGTATGCTCCGAACTGCATAGATTTTTCTGAAGTAGAGTCTGCTTTAAATCTAATTGTTGAACCACCACCTTTAAATATTTTTCCATAAATTTCTACATAATCACTACTACCATTCATGTCTACAATAGCTGATATGTTTGCACTTACTTGCAATCCGTTATTACTTCTGAAATCGATATTTCTTTGAGCATATTGACTACCATTTTTATATATTGATATTTGAGTAAATTGTAATTGAGAAGCCTCAGTTTCTGCTTGTCCACTAGCATAAACAAAATACTTACCTGCTACTGTAGGTGTAAAACGATAATTTGTAGAGTTGTCATAGCAACCATCTGTGTCATATACCTCAGTATTAAATTGAAGTTTAGTATGGGTATTATCAGAAACTGTTTGGTTAGCATTATTATAGGCTTCGAAACTTGGAGTAGCTTTTAACGCATCATTATTTACTGTAACTGTACCAGCACCATCACTAGAGATAATAGCGTTGCCACCCTTATCCTGTATTGTATTAACTTTTAATATGCTCATGTTATTAACTTATAGCCTCCAAAGAATGTTGCTTTATTATCAGATTCAAAATGACTAGATGCACCATTAGATTGAACAAAAGAATAAACTTCTACATAATCACTAGAACCATTCATTTCTTGAATACATGAACAAGATGCAGAATATTGTCTACCTCTACCAAATCTTGAGTCAGCTTCACCACCAGCTATAGCACTACCATTTAATCTAATGCTTACTTTATTAAAATTAAAATTATCAGCATCAGCATAATAAACGACACTTGTGTAAAAATAATATTTGCCAGCTACTGTAGGTGTAAATCTGTAGTTAGTAGAGTTATCATAATTTGTGTTTGAGTCATAAACTTCTGTATTAAATTGTACTTTACTTGTAGCTCCACTAGTAACGCTTTGGTCACTTCCAAGATAAACATGAAAGTAAGGAGTCATTACTCCACCAAATCCACTCTGTGTAGCACCACTACCTAGTGATACTGTATCTCCACTACCACCAATCGTAATAGTTGTTCCAGATTGAGGGTTAATTGTATTTACTTCTAATGTACTCATGCGATTACGAATGTACTCCCTGATGCAATAGTCAATGTGCCTGATACTGTAATCGGTCCTGCGACTATAGCGTTTTTATTTGATGTTACTGTGATGTCTGTAAAGGTTTGATTGTTAATGGTATAAAACGAAGAAGCTAGTTTTGATGTAGTAATTGTTGCATCACTCGGAACTCCTACATTTAAAGTATCTCCTAAGACCACACCACTAAAGCTATCAGATGCTAAAGGTGCGGATGTGAATGTGATCGTACTACCACTAATAGTGTATGCGTCATTGGGATATTGAACCACCCCTGAAATAGAAATAATACAAGATTGTTCTGTCTGTGGTGTTACATTGACTGCACCAGATTGTAAGGTAAAGCTAGTTAATGTACCATTGAAACTCCCTGATATATCATCAAGAAGAATGTGGTTTCCTACTATAGGTTGTTTTCCAATGTATGCCATTACTCACTACCCCCATTATCTGTAATTGTGTTTCCTTCAGCTACCCATTCTAGTATTTCTTGGTAGTGTCGGTTTGCTTCGTTGTGAGGAACAAATATATTTTTATTATTTTCATAAATAATTTTATATGTAAATTTTGAACTATCTACAACACTGTATATTTTTTCTACTGATTCTATCATCTATAACTCCGAATCAAATGCAACTTTATCATTTGTACTTGCATTGTTTACCCATCTAACAAAACCACCTTCACCTGAAGTAAGACTTAAACCTGTTCCGTATAAACTTGCTTGATGTAAACTTGAATTATCTAATCCTATAGAACTAAAATTTTCATTTCCTCCTTGTCTATAATATCTAAAATAATTTGTTCCATTATCTACAACCAAACTAGGGTCGTTTCTTTTTTCAGTTCTAAATTGATAAGTGCCATAAATTTGTGAAGCATTAAATGATATCATATTCATAATTTCATTTTCTTGAGATGCTTGTTTAATAGACAAAATTTCAAAATACCTCTGACACCTTTGTAAATTCACATCATAAGGTAAGAACTCAAAGTCACTAGCAGATGTACCGACTTCTAGTTGTACTCCTGTGATGTACCATTCGTTAGATGTACTGCTTCCTACATTTGTTTGACCAGTTGCAACAGCAGTTGAGTCATAACTTCCCCAAGATGTTTGTAAAGAAGATGTTCCATAGGCACTTTGGTCAGCAGTTAAATACCAAACTACCCTAAATCCAGCACCATTATCATTATCTATTTGTCCACTTGTATCACCATCAATAGTAATCGTTTTCTTTTCCCAAGTATTTGCTGAATTAATTGTATAAGATTTTGAAATACTCCTATTTGAGCCATCTTCTTGATATAACCAAAATATAAAAGTTCCTGTTAAATTTGATTTCACCCAAAAAGATAATGTTAAACTTTCAGCATTTGATGTTCCATATTTAAGTTGTTGTAAATTTTGTCCTTCTAATCTAGTCCATAATCTTGTTGTTGCACTAGGTGATGCTTCAGCAGTGGTTACATCAAACTTCATTGATTTTGCAAAACCTTGTCCTGTTGGAACATTTGTATCTTGTGTAATTGTGTACCTAACAGCAGGACTTCCTGCATAATCTAATTTAAATCTATCTAATACATAAGCATCTCCTGTTGGTGAAAAAGAAGTACCCCTCTGTGCAATAGACATATCACCATTGATGATGAGGTTTCTAAATGAAGGAACTTCTATATACTTAGCTGGTGTTACAGCATTATCTTGTATCTTATCTGTAGAAATAGATCCGTCAGCAATATCAGCTGATGTTAATATTGATCCAGTTGGTGTTCTTCCAATATATGCCATTATGTACTAATTGCGTCTACAGTTGATACCCATACATCTACAGATGATGCTGTGTCAGATACTACTTTTAAGGCATCACCAGATTGTACTACATACTTTGCACCACCATCTAATACCTGTAATTGTGATCCAGCTGGAATAGGTGCATCTTTCACTAAGTAGATGTCATTTGCTCCATCATTGATATATACAGATACATTAACAGCAGAAGCAGTAACATTAGCTAGTGATATACCAACAACAGTATCATAAGAATCAGCAGTAAATATTGTGGCTGCTGATGCTCCTACATCATTAGAGGTGTATCTTCTAAAGTTCTGTGCCATACTTTCTCCTTATCATAATGCAATAGCCATAGCAATCGCAAATCCATTTGTTGCAAAACCACTTGTATCAGTGGCTTCAATGTTATTCCATGCTGATCCATCATAGTATTTCAGCACATTGTCAGTCGTATTAAAATATAAATCTCCAGCGTTCAAGGCATCTCCATCATTATCCACTGTTGGATCAGATGCTTTAGCTCCTAAATAGGTATCATCAAAGTTATCAGCAGCTAATTCAGCGGCAGTTTGTGCAGCTTCGGCAGCTGTCTGAGCTGTTTGTGCAGCTGTCGCAGATGTTGCTGCATTTGTTGCTTGGGTTGTTGCAGTTGTTGCACTCGTTGCAGCATTTGTTTCAGAAGTCGCTGCATTAGTAGCTGACGTACTTGCTGCACTAGCTTGTGTAGTAGCAGTAGTAGCATGACCAGAAGCTGTAGTTGCAGATGATGCTGCGTTAGTAGCAGATGTAGCGGCAGCTGTGGCAGATGTCGCTGCATTGGTTTCACTTGTTCCAGCATTAGTTTCGCTTGTGGCAGCCGCAGTTGCTGAGTTGGAAGCATTAGTTGCCTGAGTAGATGCTGTAGTAGCACTTGTTGCTGCATTTGTTTCTGAAGTAGCAGCATTGGTTTCTGATGTAGCGGCAGCTGTAGCTGAATTAGCGGCAGCAGTCGCACTGGTTGCAGCTGCTGTTGCAGAACTAGCAGCATTGGTAGCAGACGTCGTGGCTGATGCCGCATCTACTATTAAATCATATTTAGAACTGTTTGCATTAGTCGTTAATGGCTCACTACCAGATGATGTATGTGCAGCATTAACAAAGAATATATTACCTGTTGATGTATCTTTAACTAGATCTCTAACTTGGTAGGATGTAGAAGTTGCCCAATCACCTTTAAATGTACCTAGTTCTTGTTCAGCTAATAAAGCAGTTGCGTCTGCATTAACAGATAATACTCTATTAGCCACTAACTCAGGTAGATCTACATCAAATCCTGTAGTTGTAGTAACTGGATATTGCAGTGTTCTAGCAAACTGTTCTTCTAACTGTTGCAACATAGCAACAATCTTATCTAATTCTGTATTAAGGGTTTGGATAGGAAAGTTACCAGATACTGGAAAGTCTGATAATCTTTCAATCGCTAAATCTCTAACAATCGTAATACTGTCATTCAGTGTAGCTCCTGGACTACCTAAAGTAATAGATCCCCCACCAGTAACACCTGCACCAGTAACACTGTACTGTGATGCAGATGATGGTGAGTTGTTGTAAGTAAGGAGTGTCGTACCGTTGTAAACTTTTAGATCTGCAACATCAAAAAACTCAAAATTAACTGAAAAGGTTGTTTGTCCAGACGTAGCTGTATATTGAACTCTAGGTGTAGTATCGCTTATTTGAAGTGCCATTATCTTATACTCTTTTCTAATCTATCAAAGATACCATCTAAATACCATATATTTTGCAAAGGTAAAGACCTTCGTATAGCTCTAGCAGTAGTATAGTCATAATTACCACTTCCAGTATCAATCATAATTTCATGTAAGTTTGCTAACAAACTACCAGTTGGTCCTGCTAATCCCATCTTTTGTTTAAATGTAGAATCATAAGGTTTACCAGCACCTAATGCTGGAGCTATTCCTAAATCATTATCACTAGCTACTTCAATCATTCTGTTTACATCACTAAGTATACCAATAACAGCTGATCTATCTATAGCACTAGCAATTTTATCTCCTAATTTCTTTTTATTATAATCTCTATCAAATGCTCTGGTTCTTAACATATCAACCATAGCTCCTAACCCTACTAAGAATAATACTCCAGTAAAGAAATTTTGATCTCTTTCTTGCAATCCTCTCATTAATATTGCTTGTGTTGCACCCATACCAAATTTTTTAAACTGTGATAATAATCCACCTAATTGTGAGTTCATCCATAATGGTACATCTGCTTTATCAGGAGTAACAATAGTAGTTCTTATTTCTTTTCTTAATGCGTTACTAAAAGCATTAGCAGCTTCTCTATCTAACCAAGTATCTGATCTAGCTATTCTGTTTATTTTAAACCCTCCTGTTTCTTTTGCTTTTACTCCTAATCCAAATTCTTTATATTGCTCATAAATCCTTTTAGCCATATCTCTATTAATTCCATTTGCAGTTAATTTAGCTACTTCTCTTTTACCAATAGTTCCTTTTGTATATTTTTCTGCTAATTGTAAAATTTTTGTTCCTCCAATAAATGATGATCCTGTTTTAGCTCCTGTATTCCATACATTCATCATGTTAATAAAGGTGAAATATATCGAGTTCAATTTAGATGTAGCTCTTTCTACACTATTCATACCAAATACCATATCGTCTATATTACCAATAACAGAAGCCCTACCTGCAAATAATAAATCTAAGGCTTCTCCTGCCATTTCAGCTTCTTTTTTAGATAACTTCATTACTTGTTTATACATCCCAGAAAAACCTGTATCTAATAATTGTCCAAAAGTATTTAACAAACCATTCTGCATAATTAATCTGCCCATATCTGGTACAGCTGATAAAGCTCCTTGTAAAAAAATCATGTTTTGTACATTCTTTAATGTTCTAATTGCAGATGGTAATGGAGCACTAGGGTCTGCTGGTAATCCACGTGTACCTCTTAGCAAATCTCTTAATGCTTCTATATCTCTTAAATCTTGATCTCTTTCTCCAATTAATCTTTTTCTTAATTCTGGTTTTGTTTTCTTAGGTGCTGTTTTGTTTATAAAATTATCCCACTCTACTCTTATTTGTGCTAATCCAGGTCTATATCCTGGACCACGTATACCCATCATAGACACATCACCAAATACTTTAGCTATCTCAATATCAGGCATAATAGAATTAAAGTATTGTTTCATTATTAATGTAATGTCATCTTCCATATAACCTTTAGCTAGTAGGTACTCATCATCAAAATTCCATACTCTATTACGTAAATGTTTTGAAATGCCTGATGCTTGAAAAGCAAACTCTAAATCAAATGTTTCATCTTTACCTATAGGATTTTTTGGTAATTTGTTAAAAGGTGTTGATGTTAATATATCATCTACTATTTCATCTAACTCTTTAGAACTTACTTGTAATCCTTTATTCTTTAATGCTACTAACATATCTTTTTTAAATTGATTTATATCTTTTCTAATCAAATCTTTTCTCCAATATCTTGGTAAAAAGTTTCTACGTAAAGGACCAGTAGCATTAATAGTATCTAATCTAGCTTGTTCATCATCAATTCTTTTTAAAATTTCATCAAATGTATATTTTTTATCTTTTTGAATAATAGTTTTTTCACCACTACTTTTCATTCTATCTCTAGTTTTTTTTAAACCTGCTAATATAACTTTAGAATACAAACTAAATAATTCTTGTTCATCAGCCTCTCTACCAATAAGTGTAAAAAAGTTTTCTCTAATAGTTCTTGCTGCCTGTACAATTTCATCTGCAAACTCACCAGCTCCAAAATTTTCTTTTAACAATGCTCTACTTACTTGTCGTCTAAACTCTTGCTCAGACATAATATCATCTCTTTTGTAACTATTTTTTACTCTATTAATTAGGTTAGGATTACCGAGTTCATTTTCTTTATAAAATCTATTTAAATAAGATTTATACTGATCTTTAACTACTCTAATATTATTAACTACATATAAATTCTTTCTTGCAATATTTGATTCAATAGATCTTGTAGTTTCAATACCTTTTAAATTTTTATTTTGTATTAGTTTAGTATCCATCATGTCTGTTGCTAATTCTCTAACAGTTAAAAGTTTTGATTTAATAGTTCTAAACATAGGGGTTATAGGAGTATCTTCTAATCCTGTATATGTTTTAACAAATGCTTCATCCCATAAATCATCATTATAAGATCTACCTTCTGCTTGAGGACCAGCACTAGCACCAGCTGATTGTGGATTCATTTTTTTATTTGGATCTAATATTCTATCATCAATGTCATCTGGATCTGTTATCTTAGCACTAGCTACTTCTGTTTCTTTTCTATCAAGTCTATCCATATCTCTATTGTATTTAGCAATAGCTTCTCCACCTTCTTTTGTTCTTAACTTTTGAATACCAGATAATAGTCCAGTAGTAATAGCAGTTCCAAATGGAACCATATAAGCTAATTCTGATTCTCTAGTACTATCTATAGCTTGTTTATAAAGTTCTTCAGCTGTCATAACACCAGTAATTTTCTTTACATTTAAAGCACCTGTTGTTGTTCTTAATGCTTTAGCACTAAATGCCATCATACTAATTGGATCTAGTATTGCTCCAGTTAATCTACCTAAAAAGTATGCTCCAGGATTTTGTTGAATAATTTGATTTTCATCTTTTAACTGTTGAATTAAATACTTAGTTTCTTCCCTACTTCTTGAAGATCTAAAATAATCAAGATTATTTATGTATGGTGCTAGTTCTTCATCATAAAAAGGTGAGTATTCTGGATCATCTTTAAATGATCTATTTCTTTCAACAAAAGTTGAATATGATAACGCTATTGAGTTTTCATCTGCAAAACCTTTTTTTAATCCTTCTAATTTTGGTCTTGCAAAAAACTTATCTATACTTGATTCATTCTTTGAATAAGTAGGAACATGATTACCTATAAATCCTTTATAAGCAACATTAGACATTACTGAATTAAACCATATGTATGAACTGATTGCTTTTGAATGTAGTCCATAATTTCTTCTTCATTAGTCATTAACTTAACACCAGGATACATTACTCTATAAAAAATATTTTCTACTACATCTTGACTAACACCCATATCTTGAATTAAAGATAGGACTGTTGGATCTTGAGCTATATATTTTTTAATTGCTCCACCTATAATAGATTCATTACTAATTAATTGATCTCCAGAAATAATAACACTATCTGGTCTAAAGTATTGTTCTTCATCAATATCTCCATCTAATTCAGATCTACCACCACCATTAAATACATTCTCATCTAAATTATATCTATAAACATCTGTTCCTGGCAATCTAGTAAGATATACACCATCTCTTTCTATGGCTAATTCATAAGCTCTATTTAAATCAAACTCCACTTTGTTCTCTTGATCTGTTTGATAATTTTCATAAAACAGATTTGGATAATTTTCCAACATATATAATGGTCCATGTCTAGCTGTCATATCTTTAATTCTGTTGTAAAAATGAACAGCAATATACATATCTTGATCTTCAGGTTTTTGATAAATCATTTTATTTTCTATTGGTTGATAAGCTAATGTTAATCCTGGACCTTTTGATTCATATTTACTTACACCAAAACCATCATCTCTTAATTGTCTAATAGTTAATTCTAAAGCTAGTTCTTGATTTTGTTCTATTTGTTTTTTTAATTTAGTAGTATCTCCATCCATTAAATTAAAATCTACTAACTTGTTCAATTTCATTACATAAATACTATTTATTTGTTCTTCAACATTTGGAGGTAAATTAATAATTTTATCTTTAGCGGCTTGATATGCTTTACTTTCATAAAACATAGGTTTGGTAATTCCTATAGCAAACTTTTGAAATTCACTTACTCCAAACAAATCTGTATATGAAGTTGTTTTAACTTTCTTATCTTCTTCATCTAAAGATCCTGGTATAATATCAAATCCTAAAACATCTTCTGGTAATTTGTTTCTTATCCAATTTAAAATAGCTTTACCACCGTATGCTGTTCTAGCATCATCTACAATTTTATCTTGTATAACATTAGTAGTTCCATAAGTTAAATTATTGTCTTGGATAAATTGATTAGCTTTATCAAAATCAAATCCTTTTTTAACATTATCTCTATACTCGTTATATAAACCTCTTACACTTTCTATGTCTGTAATATTAGTATTAAGATATAACTCTCCTCTTGTTTTATCTAAATACAAAAAGAAATCACTAACCTCTCCAAAACCTTTTTCATAAAAAGCAGCAGGGTTTAACTGTTTGCTTAATCTGTAAAAAGCAAATGTATTTTGAATTTGCTGTTCATCAGTTTCAGATAACTCTTTTCTATTTATAATAGCATCTACTTTAGCAAACATCTCAAGAGTATCTTTTGGGTAATTACCTTGTTTTAATTGATACTCAAATGCTTTTAATTGAAATAAATTATTCTTTTCAATCTCAATTTGACTTGGTGTTTTACCATCACCTTCTACTCCATATCCAGCAATCTGTGAAATATTAGATAAATCCATATACTCAGCTACTGTTAAAGAAGGAACACCAATCATAGCATTTCTATATTGAATTAACTCATCATCTGTTACTTCAATGTCTGTATCTTGTTTTATTAAATCTTTTAATGTGGATGCTTCTGGTAATTTTTCATCATACTTTTGACTAATTGAATATAAAGACTTATGAATATTTATTGATCTCATAGCTGATTCAATAGTTTGAAATGCTACATTTGGATTTCTATATAAATAATCGTCTTTAGATACAATCTCCATAACATCACTTAAATTTGAATTTAAAGCTAACTGTGAATTAGCTGCATAGGTATTTGCAATAAACTCTGATTTTTCTCCTATTATTTGTTGTTCTGCAATATCAGCTTGTTTGATTTTTGTATTTTCAAAATTCAATAATTGTTCTTTTTGACCAACCCAATTCTTTCTAATCTGTTCTACTTCTGCATCTGAAAGATTATTAATATCTCTAGACTCTGGATTCTCTACAAACTCTTGTATCATTTCATCCATAAGTTTATTTGCTTCTGTTAATTGTAATGATAATTCTTCACTAGTAGAATCATCAAAATCAATAGAACCAATAACTGCTTTCATTTTTGAATAAAACTTTTCTGACATAAAATCTATTTGAACCAATCTAACTTTACTTTCAATATCAGACGGTGTTACTTTTAATGGTTTTAATTTATTAAGAGATTCGTAATTCTTTGCTATTCTATTAATGTTTGGTGTTACTACATTTTGATAATGTAGCTCTAGTAAACTATTGATTTTTTCTATATCACCTGCATTATTTTTAATCACCTGATCTATATAATTAGATGTATCACTAAGATTATTTTTTTCTAATTCTTGTGTTTGTGTAAGTAGATTAGTGTACTTAAGATCATTTGCATAATCAGTTACTAAGTTAATATTTTCAGCAAAAGACAAGTCTAATTTATTAGTTACATAGTTTGCAAATCTATTAGGTGCTTCTTGTAATATCTTATCTTTGTAAGTTAATAGTTTTTGTTGTAGTCCTGCAATATCTGGATTTGGACTATTAAGTTCTTTTCTTGTTTCTTCTGAAATAAATAAAGATGCGTTTTTATCAAAGTCATTTTGCCATTCTTTATCCATTATATCAGCCTGGAATAAAGTTATTTTCTCAGCTGTTTCAGCTAACTTACCACCTATCTGTCCAAGACTTGCTGTATTAGCTTGTACTACACCAAATGGATTTTCAATTAATGTTCTCCTTTTACCCCTAGTAAGTTCTTGTCCTCTATTTAATGCCATTATCTCTGTAACCCTCCTGCCATAGGTGTACCAAATCTAGCCATACTTTCTCCTGGACCAATCCCTTGTGTTCTAGTTTTTGGTGCTGGATTGTAATATTTATAATAATTCCAACCATTCATAGCATAACTAGATACATCAGCTATTGCGTTATATGCTACTGATTGTTGTTCTATTTTAGAATTAATAATTGCTTGGTCATATTTAGATCCAGCAATTTTTGCATTTAATCTTATTGATTTTATATCCTTTACTGCATTAGCAACTACATCTTCTTGAATAGATAAAAAACTTCTACTATCATCTAATATACCAGCAGATCCAGCAATAGCTCTATTTGCAGCAAGTGTTTCATCCATAACACGCCTACGTGCATTTTCATCTTGTATTGCTCTTAACTCTGCATATTTTTTTTCATCTTGATATCTTGATATTGTGTTAGAAAGTGCAATCGTTGAAGCTCTAGCATTTGCTATACTGCTTACTGCTCCTACTCCTGCTGATATTAATAATGCTGTTTCTACGCCCATCCTAGTATACTACCTCTAATGCTACACCCAAAACTTTTAAAGGCAAGGGTGCTGTTTGTGTTATCTTTAATGTAGGCTCTCTATCATAACCTAAAAAGAAAAACTCTTTCTTTCCTGTTACTTTAGCTACTGGAGCTGCTACATCAAAAGCTACATCTCTAATAACTAAACTTTTAGCAGTATTATCTGCTGCTTGTAAAGCTACATTTAAAGAATCTGATAAATCTATAACTGCTCTAGATATACGCTTTATCTCACCTGTCAATGGACCAGTCTGTACTTCTCTATCTATTGGCATTGTTTCAAGACTAGGTTCATAGTTAAATCCTACTATTACACCAGCACTATGAGCCACATCAAATGTAATGGTATCACTAGCTGATGTAGTAAATGATCCTAATGAAAAAGTACCATCAACAGCATTAACAGTTTCTTCTGTTAAATGAGCTGGACTGTTATGGACACGACCTGAAGTAATAGTAATTACAGCGTTATCAGCAGGTGAAGAATCTAATGCCTGATCTAAAACTATAGTATGACCACTAGCTGTAGCTGTAACTGTTTGTATTTCATAACTACCAGTAACTCCAGCAATAGTAATAACATCACCAGTGTTTGGCGCAGTTGTATATCCATCTACATTTAAACTTGTACCTGTTTGACTAGCACCATCTACTAATGGTGTTCCTTGTTGATTAACTGTAGTAGTCGCAGAACAATCTAATGTAAGATCATCCTGTTCAGCAAACTTTTCTAATGTATATACAGTTCCACCTTCTAGTTGTCTTTTAACAACACAAAATAAATTTTCATTTAAAGCAGTAATACTTGTAAACTCATCTCCAGCCTTAGTACTCCACAATGTCCAACCAGCTATTTTTTCTGCACGTACACTATGAAACAATGCTAGTGTTCCGTCATTGTTAGTAAAGAAAGCAAACTGTTCTGGTCTAGTTGTTGTACCAGTTATCATAGTCATATCTACTGGACCATTAACTAAATGAGATGCTAGGATAGATATAGAAGTAGAAGCATAAGCATTTTCTACATCACTAAATAAATACTCTCTAATCGCCTTACCATTCTTTTGTGCATACAATGTTGCACCATCAAAGATAATAGGTTTTGCTCTACTACATCCATAAGGTGTTTGTCTAAGGAATGTAATGTTAGCAGGTGTAACAGCTGAAGTATCTGTAGATGTAGGAACAAAGTATTCACCACCATCTGTTAATACCTGTAAGTTTCTAGAGGAAACTAAATGTCTAATTTCGTTTACTCTATCACCAGATACAAATACATTAATTGCTTCATCAGCAAGTCCAGTACCTACATCAAAATTAAAATATCCACCTACCTGTGATCCTATTACAGCAGCAGGAGCATCTCTAACTCCAGCAAAATACAATCTGTTATCATGGAATGTAACTGCTTGAGGATAACCTCTAACTGTAGATATTAGTTCTTCTTCCCAATTAGCATGAGGTCCAGTACCAGATATTCCAGCTTCAATAATAGTTCCTTCTAATTCAGTAGCGGAATTATATGCTGTTATTTTTATTTGAGATCCATCTATTTTGATATAATGCCCTACATAAGCACTTGTCCATATAGCAGAAGATGCAGTTATAGTTCTGCCTGTTCCAGTTGATGCAGTAGATAAAGTCAATGTTACTCCAGCATCAACATACTTATAAAATGGAGCATGAGTCTTATATGCACCAGATACGACTACATCTTCATCTAATTCAAATGCAAATTCTGTAACTGTAAATGTTGTAGCACTTGTTCTTTTAATTTGTATTGTAGGATTATCTCTGTGTGTCATAAACACCGTATCTCCAAACTGTGCAAAGTTTAATTCAAATAACTGTGCTGTAGTCCAATTACATCCAGAAGTAATGTTAGTTTGTATAGCAACACCATCAGAATCATAAACATCTAATCTTCCATTAGATAAAATAAATACTGCTAGTTCATCATTAGAAAAAATAAAAGGAATAACTCTAGATTCTCCTGGTAACGTAGCTTTGTATGTAGTTCCAGGTCTACGCATAATACCACCTTCATCTAGTAAATACCAATTACGTAAAGTTTTAGCACCACTGAAATATGCGTTAGCATCTGTTCTAGTAACTAGTAATGGATTTAGTTCTCCACTTGCAAAGTTAGTGTAAACGGTTCTTAGGGTGTTAGCCATTAGTATCCCCTAGTGGTTAATCTGTTTTTAATAAATCTCTTTGTGCTAAGTCTTTTGTTTGTTACTTCTTGGCTGTCTGTATTTTTAGCAATAAGTATTTGTCTTTCTGCTTCATCACTAAATTGTTTAATCATAGCTGCATCTCTAGCTACTGATCCAGCAAACCTAGAAGCTAATTTTAATTCGAGTGCATCTTTAAAATAAGCAGGAAACTCTGATTCTTCTTGTCTAAATACATAATCAGCAATTAAAGCTGATTGTGAATCATATCCATTAACAAATACTTTATCTCCGTATCTAGCATATTCAATAGGTAAATCAGCTACTGTTATAGTATTTAGTTGTAATAAATCTGGTGATGTTGGTAGTTGATAAGCATATTCATATCTACCTGTAGGTGTTGCAGTTAATAAAGATAGTTGTTGTTGTTCTGTTGCGAACTTCCATCTATGCCTACATAACATAGATTGAGTAATGTTTTCGTAAATGTTGGAAGCTACTAATGCTTCTGTTGATCCATCATCAAAAGAAGATATAGGCTGTGCTCCTATAAGAATTAAGGCTCTTGCACAAATGTCTACTTTAGTATCTGCCATATTTAAAGGGGGGAATAAATCCCCCCAATATCATTATGCGAGTAATGCAGTTGTTACTGTAGAAGATGTAGCAGCAGATACAATTAAGATATCTACTACGCCATTTGATCCACCACTGTTTACAATGATTACATCACCAGCGTTCAGATCGCCTGTCGCTGATAAAAAGTAATCTGCATCATCAATAGTTCCTATAGCATCTCCGTCAGAGTAGTACCATAAGGAATTGCTATCTCCCATTTGAGAGATCTTCTTTAAAGGGTTTGAAGTTGCGTATGCCATTATTTACTCCTACTCTGCACACTTCTGGATTCTTACACCATCACCATCAATTAGGACTGCTCCCATTGACATATATGAAGTTGTAAGGTGTGCTACTTTCTCAGGGATGTAGTTTACTTCAGTTCTTACGTCTGAACCTACACCTAAACCTAGAGATGATTTATGGAAAGCCATAGTGTGTCTATCTGTTGAACCAGATGTTGGTAGACCACTGAAGCCCATCCACATGAAAGACAACCATCTTTTAGCTGTCATACCACCTTTGTAAGGTAGATCTGCTTCACCGATATATTCAGCTCTTGAGAACTGATCTATATCTAATAGGTCAGACCACTGTTTTGGACCGACTACCCAGTATCTTTGTCCATCATCTGGCACATCATTGTTACCAAAGATTTCAAAAACATTCTGAGCTTTGTCTAAGTTCATACCAGTAGTTGTACCAGCAGAGTTGTTTGCTAGTGCAGTTGCACCTGCATCAAAAGTATCAGTGATGATCTCGTCAGTCTTACGACCTAGAGCATATGCAGCGTTTTGTGCTACAATGTTTCTTTCATCAATATTTACTTTTAGTTCGTCTAGTTTGTCTACGTAATCAGCAGCATAAAAATCTGATAGTGTTGCAGTTACATTTGAGTGAACTGAGTTCATAGCGACAACCTCAGCGTGTCTTGCTTTAGTTGAAGCAGAACCTTTCGCTACTTTTTGGAACTGAACAGTATTTCC